TGCTTCTGATTTCTTTTCCCCTAAATAATCTTGTCCAACAATATTCAAAGAATATCGCATTCTGTTTTCATCTAAGATAGGTGCCATTAACATGGTATCCCAAATCTTTGATGTAATTCTCATACCCATACGTTTCATCCAACCGATATCGTACATGGCATTGTGACAAACAATTTCAGGACAACGATCTAACATGTCTTGAAACTGTCTCATAAAAACTTTTTTATCGTAGTTACCTGGTGAGTCGTGATCAATTGGAAAGTAACCTTTGAAACCTTCCCATGCGATTGCAACACCCACAACTTTTCCATTACCGGTTGCCCAACCTGGTCCGTGTTCCTTGATTCCTGGATCGTATGTTTCTAAATCTATCGCAACAGGACTTTGTCCTTTGTAATCAATACATTCAGGACAGACCCATTCACTCGGTGGTTGGAATAGGGGATTCTGTATTGTCATCCTTCTCCTTTTTTTTTGGTAAATATACTTCGGTCAATGACTCACAATAAGGACAATCTAAAAAAGTCACTATATTATATACTTCTGATTCTTCACTAATATCCTCATCTTGCATCCATCTTAATTCTGTACCACAATGCCAACAGTTCATTTTTTTTCTAGCTTATCTTTCCATGCTTCTAAATTTACATTAGCAATATCTTCTACTAAAAAAGGAATCCAAGCTTTGTCTATTTCAATTGGTTGAGGCCAAGATTTTTTGATATCTTTCATTTCTTTTTCTATTAAAGATATAAATACTTTTCCATCTTTGTAAACAATCCTCATCGTATTACCTCCAGGTATTCTCTATCTGTCTCAGAACGTACGAGCCATAACTCTTTTCGTGCTCTTGTAGCACCTACATAAAAGACTCTGTGTTCATCATCAGGGTTGTTAATTAATGCTTCTTCTGATTTTCTTGAAAGATCTAAAAGTAGAACAACATTGTCAGCCTCTCCACCTTTAGCTCCGTGTATCGTAGAAATTTCTATTTGTGGTTTTTGCCAAATGTTAATGCCACGTTTCATTAGTTGTCTAATGTACATTACTTTACCATATGGAATTTTATCTAAAGCTTGATACCACGTTGCGTTTTTATCAATCAACAAACCTTGTTGAAACATAAGTTTTTCATAATCAAACTTTTCTTTGTCATCTAAATTTTTAAGATTTTTATAATTACGTTGAACACCAATACCAGAAGTCATGTACTCATACATAGCTTTGACACCTTCTAATCCAATGCTTTCACCCTCTGATATTTTATTCCAAGAAGCAATCGCATGTTTCAATTTATCAGCTATGCTACTCTGTCCAAATCTTGCGTAGTAGTAGCCCTGTTCCAAGAAGAACTTTTCAACTTTATTAAGTATGTATTTAGTCCTTGCGAGTACAAGCCACTCTTTATCTTTGTAGGGTATTGCTTCATGTGAATAGACTGTAACAACCTTGCCCTCTTCGTCTTTAGCTTCCCATTCTTTTTCCACTCTGTCTCTGATTTTTCGAACGATCTTGGATGCCACGAAGTGATGGGATTTAGGTATTCTATATGATTTATTGAGTACGACAGAAGTGCCAGGATAAGACTGAAATGTATTAACATCAGCACCAGCCCATTTAAAAATGGCTTGGTCATCATCACCAGCGATGTAGGCTCTTTTGCTTTTAGATATAAGGTTTGTAATAACTTGCCACTGTACGAGCGATAGGTCTTGCGCCTCGTCAACGATGATTACCTCTATATCTGGCCATATGTCAGGTCTAAGATTAAACTCTAACAGCATGTCAGTAAAGTCATATAATTTTCTATTTTGTTTAAACTCTTTGAGATACTCAGCAATTTGTTCTAGTTTTCTCCACCCACCTACAATGTGTCCAAACTTAGAGAAAGTTTCATGTAAACCCACTCCTGTAATTCTTGATAAGTCAATGATTTTTAAATATGGATCTTGTTGTATAAAATTACCATCATCATCGTGTATATCTTTCGGTGCTAAATCTACTTTTAAAGCATCAGATATTTCAATGTAGTGTTTAGGCTTCATCACATCATTTGTAGATAAACCTAGACATTGAAAAGCGAGACTATGTATTGTTCTAAAATACTTAAAATCTTTTTGGTCTAACTTAAATTTATGTGCTGCTCTTCCAATAGCTTCACTTGCAGCTTTCTTTGTATAGGCAACAAAAGCTACATCTTCCGGTGTTAAATTCTTTTCTAACTCTTGTTCTACAATGTTAAGTAAGAATGTTGTTTTGCCTGTGCCTGGTGGTCCGTAGATCTTTTTTATTTTAGAATGGGACATCATCTTTAACCTTAGGAATATTTAACTTTATCTCATCTTGTGGTTTTGGATCAGGTATAAAAAATAAATTCTTCACTGTATTTTTATTAATTCTAAATTGTTTAGAATCACCACCTCTATCTCTAATTAAAGAACCCATTTGTGTTGTTGAAAATTCTTTAAATTGAATCTTACGCATATATCTCTCAAGACTAGATAATTGAAAATATATTTTACCATCACTCTTCCACACACTGTGATTTAATACATCCTCAATATCATCTGCAATGGCTTGATTGTATATAAAATCATCTATATGTGAATAGAAACGTCCTTCTTTAGTAACTTCCTTAGGCATCTTAATAATTTCACAAGTTTCTAATAGTTCTCTAATACGTGCCTCATAATCTCTTTTAGACATCTCTACAGGTAAACTTGTATGTGTCTCTAATACTTTCTTTCTAAATAATCTTTGATCCATGAGTTCATCTGTGGTGACCGTGATCCGTGAGCCGTCAACATCTAAATGCCATACAGATTCATCGGACTCTAACTTTGTGAGATTAGCAATGTCCATTGCCACATCATCTCTGCCGATACCATATTTTCTTACACGACATTTAGTGCTATCACAGTGAGATCGCATTGGTACGTCCTTACACTTGTAGCCATACTCTTTTTTCTCATGTTGATCTATCTTGAGCTTAACTTGATCGTAACTCATTGGTGGTTTGCAATACGCTGTGTTAAATTCCATCACTTTCGTTTGCCACTCACCAGGTCCATACTTCTTTTTTGCATAGACACAGTAGTGAAATACCACATCATCCCTTGATCCTTCAAAAATACCCATGTTTTGCATGATTTCTATGCATGGAGGGCCATCAAAAGAGGCTTTTTTCTGTTTTAAAGGGCGTACAGATAGGTTTTTAAGTTGGTCGTGTGTGATTGCCTTCTGAGAAACTAAATTGAAGAACTCTTCCATGGTTAATGACTCACCATTTTGGTCCATAGCGTATCTTCCGCTCATGTCTCCCTTAAAATAGGGTAGGTTGAGAAAGTTTCCTGTGTCTCCACGTTCTGCATTAAGTGTTTCTTGCTTTGGAAACACCTCACAGTCAGCAAATCCTAACACAGAAGCTATCTCTGTTAATTTTTTAATAGCATCTTTTGCAGGTACAGGTTCTGTAAAAAATATAAAAAGATGAAATCCTCCCGACTTTGATCGGCAAGGTATAATAGGTAGATTTAATTTTGTGTAACTAGCAATTGTCTTGCGAACATCTATAGAGTAATCGTCAACATCAATACAAGACCAAGAACATGTATTATCATCGCGTATCGGAATAATTCCAAGGCTTGGATCATTTCCTTCGACATGGTCTCTCCAATGTTTGTCAGTAACTTCTTCTTTAAGAATATATGCCTTACCACCGACTTTACCGCTTTCTTTCGTTTCACCACGATAAAATACGCCATGTGCTCGGGTTAGACCATTGAAGATCTGTTTTAATTTTTGATACGCTTCCATATGTGAAAGGGGGCCGAAGCCCCCTAGCCCTTAAAAAGGATTGTCAGTGTCTGGTTTATCATTCCCAGAGCTCTCATTCGCCTGTTCGTAGTTGACCTCAACAGATCCCTTCTTTACGGCGTTATGAAATCGTTTACCTTCTTCGTATTGACTAGCCGAAACGACCTCACCTCTTCTTATGTCCCAGCTATACCAGTCACCTTTGTCATTTGACTGAGGTTTAGTTGTCAGAACATAGGAGTAATACCAACTAGGAGGGTTGATGATTTGTTCACCATTCTTAACCTTAGCCGACATTACGAGACTGTTCCATTTTCTTGACTTAGAAAGTCCACTCACCTTCATAGATAGAAGAACCTGTGATGTAAGTCCTTCATTGTTTGTAAGGAGGCAGTAATGATTGTGAGTTCTCTCTAAATACGTACCCTCTGGAAGCCTAGCTTTACCCTCAGCATCTTTTTTTGTTTTATCCCAAAGAGGAGTATCCACAGGGTGAACGATGGGGGCAGAGGAACCAGTTCCCCTGTCAGACCATTCTAATGCAACAGGTTCAAAGTGACATGGTATAACTGTTACACCTTCAGTACCATCATAGAGTTCTTCTGTGACAGTATTGAAAATCATACCTTCTTCTGCGCCATCAACATACTCACTCTTTTGTTTTTTTGTCTGCGGAGACATTGAGCTAAGTATTTTCAAGAAAGGTATAGCTGTCGTATTCATATCAACAACGGCTAAACCTAAACCTTGGTCTTGTGCAACCATGCCAAGATCAATGGTAGGGGCTGCAACGGCAGAAGATTTCTTTGTTGCTACTTCCTGTTTTTTCGTTTGTTCATTCATTATTTTTTTCCTTTTGTTATTTTAGTTTCTGGACGTATGAAGATCCCAAAAAGATCATCAGGGTCCGTTAATCCCTCTTCATGGCGTTTTTTTAATGTCGCCTTCAGTGTCGAGGGGTGCACTGATTTTTTCACATCCGGGGTGATGCCAAAGTTGGATTCAATATATCCAGCTAAATCTCCAGCCATATTATCTTCACCCGTTCCGAAACTTGTTGATACTTGGTTTTTAATGATGTCACCCAAGCCTTCTTGTCTTAAATACTGCAATGCTTCGTCTTCTCGAGTCTTAGGTATTCTACAATGAAATCCTTCCTTGACAGTAACTTTACTGCCATCTCTCATTGTAGTTTCATTAATACCTAGCTCCTGCATTTTAGTAGGAATTGTTTCTGAAGAAAGCATATCTCTTTCTCTTTTTAATTCTTTCATGGTCTCTTCCATATTTTCTATTTCAGAGTCTAAATTTAATTGTCGTTGAATAAGTTTTGATAATTCAGATAAATCATCATCTTGAAGTTTTCTAAGATCACCTGCATCTTGTTTCAGATCATCAAAGTCAATCACGTCAGCCATACATTACCTCCTTTATTAGAACAGCTTGGGAGGCCTAGTTGTTTCACCTCCAACTTTCGGGATACAGATAAACGGTTCTCGCCCCTACTCGTACCTACTCATGATATCCTCAGCCAGTTGGCCCTACGGTATCACCCCTGTGCGTTACGCCTCTGTTAAAAACGTTGTTCCGCCACAAGCTATAAGTGTCAGCTAAACACTTAATTGTTCGTTAAAAAAGTTATACTTGAAATCCTAACAAAATGCAATATATTATTTTGTATATGGCTAACTTTTTTTTGAAGGAACCTTTTCTTCATCAACTTAAAGCAAAGCGAATTTGTCATGATACAAACATCAACAATTTCGCCTATTTGATGGAGATGGGAACAGGTAAAACTATTACGGCAATCATGGATCTCATGAGTTTGCATCATTATCAAGGTGTGGATAATTGTGTAATCTTTGCACCGAAGTCCGTGTATCGTAATTGGTATAAAGAAATAACAGAATTTGTTGCACCTGAAAAAACAAAATATGCAATATGCACTTGGGACCCTAGTCTCAAAGATCCTGTTACTAAAGCAAAGCTAACAGATCTACTACAAAAAAGTATTGTGCCACTCAATATATTTTTAATGAATATAGAATCTCTTTCATCACCGAAGGGTGTAAAGTTTTTAGAAAAATATCTCAGTGTACAAGATAAAAAGAAAACAATGATGATCATTGATGAAAGTACAACTATCAAAACACACAATGCTAAACGTACTAAAAACCTTTTGAAGCTTTCTAAAGATATAAATTACAAAAGAATTTTAACAGGTACACCTATTACTAAATCACCACTAGATATCTATACACAGTTTGCTTTTCTTGACCCTAAGATACTTGGTCAAACTAATTACTATGCTTTTCGTGCTCGCTACGCAAAGATTGTCAATAGACCCACGTCAGGTGGTCGTAACTTTCCTTTGATAACAGGCTATCAACGTTTAGATGAGTTAGAAGAAAAGATTTATTCTCATGCCTTCCGTGTCAAGAAAGAAGAATGTACGGATCTACCTGAGAAAATATATATGAAAAGGTTCATACCTATGAGTGAGAAACAACTCGTAGCTTATGAATCATTGAGAAGAAACGCAATGTTTATTTTCAATGACAAAACAACCACGTCTGTGAACCGGCTCTCACAGATCGTTAAGTTGCACCAGGTATGTTGTGGATTCACTATTAATGATAATGGTGAAATCCATGACGTGCCTAACAAACGATATGATGAACTATTAAATGTCCTAGAGGAAGTCGATGGTAAAGTAATTATCTGGGCAACCTATAGACATAATATTGAAACGATAACTCAAAAACTAAAGGAGAAATACGGTGATACAAAAGCTGCATCTTTTTTTGGCGATACAGAAAATCAGGTTCGTATGGATCTTGTTAATAATTTTCAAGATCAAGATCATGATCTCACGTACCTTGTCGCGAACCCTAAAACTGGTGGATATGGAATCACTCTTACTGCCTCTCACACTGTTGTGTATTTTTCAAACAATTATGATCTTGAAATAAGATTACAAAGTGAAGATCGTGCACACAGGATTGGTCAGAAGAATAAAGTTACCTATGTTGACTTTGTTTGTCAGGGAACGGTTGATGAAAAGATATTAACTGCCTTGAAGAACAAAGTCGACATAGCCAGTCAAGTGATGGGTGATGAACTAAAAAGTTGGATTAGTTAGGGCTTACGTTATAGCCAAGACCTTTGGTAGCTGCTCCGCCACCTCTAGCTGTTCCTCTAACAACACCACCATCTTTCATGTAACCCATTTTGTTACGGACTTTTTTTGGTAGCTTTGTTAGACCTTTATTCTTTGCAGGTACAGGTTTTAAATTCTTTTTCATAGAGCCTCCTATTATTTCTTTTTAGCTTCTCTAGCTCTTCTAGCTCTATCCATGGCTTTTGCAGTTACTTTTACTGGATCTAATTTAATTTCTACTATTTTAGATTCATCAATTACGCCAGGAGTTGAGAAGAGTTTATGTCCTAAATGTTTGTAAGTGTATTTACCCATGCTTGAATCCTACTCTTATACGTTCGTTTTTGCAACTATTTCTGCAAGACTTTCGCATCTTTTTGTTGTCTGTTTATGCCACCTCGAGTCCTTCATCTCAGTAGCGGCGTCTTTCCAGCGTTTTTCACGCATGGCTTTCCACATGTTTTTGAACTTACGAACACCATTGGTTCCTAATTGAAACACCATTTCAAGAATAACTTCCGAAACTGGTTGTGGTAAATCGTGTCCAACACACTCATCTATAAGTAGATCAGCCCCCGCAGCAGCTCTATTCAAATCTATATCAAATAGTTCTTCGACTTCTTCCATGGATATCTCTACGCCTTCAGCGTATCGTGTCCGTTCGTGAGGCTGAATAAGGTGGCCTATACCGATCGTGGCCTTTCCCAAACTGTCTAAATACATTTGGGTGCGTACGCCTTCGTGTAAACGTACTCTTGCTTTCAAATCGTCTGTTAAATCAATCATGATCCTATTCCCCAATGCTCTTGATGTTCATCGGGTTCTCCTTTTTTAAATATGTTCCTAATATATTGTAATATCTTATGCATGTCTAGACATTATATGTTTCTGGAAGATTTGCAATTAATCTTGCTAAACCTGATTCTGGTTGTTTTGGTTCAACACTTGCTTGATTCATTAAACCCATCATACCTTGATTATTATTTTGAGCATTCATAACCATTTGTAGATCAGGTGTCATTGGTTGTTGTTGCACATTCATTCTCGGATTATAATTCATTAAATTTTCATTAAAACCACCAGCATTAAATTCAATAGGTTCCATTACTGATACTGGAGGTGGTGTTTCTAACATTATTGTGCTTTCTGTTTTACCACCCATGTTCATCTTTTGTGGTCCTTGGTCCGTAGTCCCTGGTAAAGTAAAAATCTTTGTATTATCAAGTGCTATGGTCATAGTCCTCCGATGCCTCCCTCAGAAGCCAACGCTTCATCTAATGTACCAAAAGCTAATTCTTGTCTTGTTCTTGGATTGTAAGGACTTGTTTGAGGTTGAAAGGTAGATGAATCCATACTAACATCCATATTAAATCTAGGATTTAATCGTCTTTCAATACTTGACACTGCACGATTTTGTTCATCAGATATTTTACCTTCCATCATTCTGAACTGTTCTTTTCTTGCATTTCTTTCTTCTGATTTAGTTTGTTGTGTTTGCATTAAACTAAATATCGCATCATCTACTTTTGATTCATACTCTCTTTGATCTAATTGTTCTTCTGTTGGTAATACACCTACTGCCCATTCTAAGATATCATTTCTTCTAGATAAGGTAAGAACATCTCTCATATCACCTTTACCTGTTACCGCATTCTTTGCAATATCCTCATATACACCAGTGAAAGCTTTTAATGCTTTAGGACTAGTAAGAATACTAGAACCATATTTTAATGTTAAGGCAGTTAATACAGGATTAAGTGAACCTGCAGTTAAAGCTGCTCCACCTTGAAACACCATTAATGATCGTAAACCACCAAGTGTTAATCGTCTTGTTAAGAATGTTGAAGCATCATTTACAACAAAGCCTCTCGCTTGATCAACGGCTTTAATAAAGTCGGTTACTCCTTTTACAGATACACCAGTGCCTTTTAAAGCTTCACCTAATACTTCTATACCGTCAGGAGTATCTAACCCTAATGATTCTGCAAATTTTTGGGGATTGAATCGCACATCCTTAAACTCCAGTAAATCAGGTGCAGCTTTTTTAACACCACCTTTTCTACCCATAAAACCAGATTCTAAAATTTCTTCAGGATTAACTGAACGTATATTTAAAAACTGATCAGCAGTTACACCGGCAGGTAGTCCTTCAATAGATGCTGTTGTTGCATCGTCAAACAATCTTCTTAATATTTTATTCTTACCTGCATTAGGTCCTTGACTAATAATAGGCATAACCTTTTTAATAGTCTTACCATAAGTTGGTGATTCAATATTCATATCCTTGACCATAACCTCTAGGTCTACAGCAACACCTGCTTTGTTTCCTGCTTTTTTGTAAGCGCGTAATTGATCGGGTGTAGTTTGTGATAGTTCCATTAAATGTTGCATTGCTTCTTTACTTTGTTTTGCTCTACCTAAAACAATATTAAATATTTCATCCTTATACATAAGACCTCTTTCTACATCAGGTCCTGGGCCAAAGATATTTGCATTTACTTGTTTCATATTAGATGCAACACCACCACTAAATGTAGGTATGGTATGTGCAAAGTATTCATTAGCAGCAGCTAACTTAGCTAAAGCTGTATTATAAACTGTTTCATCAATTGCATTGTCAACGTTCTTAAGATTTAAAATGTCATACTCTAATCGTGCAGCAAGATTGCCAATAGCTTGTGCCTGATTCTCAGGTATTTTACCTTTAAACTCTGTCTTAAAGTTTGTTAGGAAATCATTAAAAGTTTGTCTTAGTGTAATAGCTTGTTCAAAAGTAACATTACTATCTAATCTTTTCATTGTTTCATAGAATGTTCCAAAGGCTCTTTGTGTTCCATCACCAGGGAATCTAAATTCACCATAACTCTGCATTCCGGGTATTGCTTCTTTATATTGTTGTGCTGTATCTTCTGCTACTTGTTTAAAACCATCGAGATTTATAACTTTTTTACCTTTTAACTTTGATGCAAACTCTTCAAAATTTTCATACATATAGCGTTGAGCTGCTCTTACAGATTCGTAGTTTCCTTGCATTAACTTTTGTATATCACCACTAAGCATGGTCATTGTTTGCATTGGTGCAAAGCCATTTGACATTTTTGCAAGATACTGACGAGCACCTTCACCCACAGCTTGTTGTTGTTTTTCAAACGCACTACCTACCCATGGAAGAATACCTAGAACTTTTGAATATGCTTTCCAAAAAGGCATATTAGAAGCCTGAATGATACCCATAGGCATTCCATATGTCTCAGATATATTAGAAATCTTTTGTAAATTTTCTTTGCTTGGTGAAATACCAAATATATTTTTACCAATAAAAGCTTTTGAGGCATTAAAGATAGGAGCCATTGTCATCGCTCCACCTGTAAACATAGCGTTTAGTGCAGTGTCATATAAAAATTGTGAATATTGATCAGATAACTTTTCTTCAGGTAAATCCATTAAAGATCTGATGACATTGTTTGCAAACTTATATGCACCTGTGCCTACTTGTGATCCAAGTGATTCCGAAGCAAATAGTTGACCTGGTGTTAAAGGAAGAAAAGGATTTCTAACAGTTGCCATACCTACTGCTGATTGTCCTACTTGAGCTGCAGTCACACCCAACATACCTCCTACCATACTTGCAGTTGGCTCCGATACCATACCTTTTGGTATATATTTACCCACATAAGGAATATCTCCAAACGCGGTATCCGTTAAATATTGTGCTGGGTCTTTAATTAATTCTGCTCTTTCCATCATGTCTGCGGATTGAGCATATAGTTCACCTGCATACTCAGCAGTACCTTGATCGTAAGGTATACTTTTAAGAGGTGATGTAATTTCCTTTTTTTCTAATTGTTTTAATAAACCTTTTGTTTTTTCTAAAGATGTATCTTCAGGAATACCATAAGCTTGTTTTATTTTAGACAGATCACTTGTTGTTAATTGTGATGGATTCTCTAAATAAAATGTTCTTTCATTAGGAGTGCCCTCCATTAAAGTTACTCTGTTTTGTGGATTAGCTTTTAATTTTGGTGCCATTACATACCGAACCCTAGATCATCAACACTAAATGATGTTGCAGGTAAACCCTGAGTTTGAATATCTTCTTGTGTGATTGTTTCTGCACTACTTACAACAGGAGCACCGTTTGGCTGTTGTGCATCTTTATTAAAATAATTTCTATAGATTTCAGGACGATAACCAAGATCACGTAATAAATTCTCTACATCCTCAATGTTTGGATTAGTAGATAAGATTGCTGGAGCAGAATCAATTAATCCTCTTTGAGCATCTGAAATCTTTTCATATACCTCTTCTAATTTAGCAATAACTCTTTCTGGAGATTGTAAACCATATAGAGACACTGAATCACTAGCTCTTTTAACGTCATCAACGTTCAATCTACCAGTTGGTTTTAACGCTCTTGCTAAACCATAAACGATAAATTGTTCACGAACTTTGTTTTGTGCATAACGTTTATCATATCCTTGACTTATCCACCAACTCTCATCAAATAAATCTTGAATAGAAGCGTTGACTCTTTCTGTGCTTGTACCGAATTTTACAGGTCCAACTTGTTTTGGTTTATCATTAAGAATGATAACACCTTCTGTATCAAGCATTTCTTCAAAATTAGCTTTATCAAAATTGTAGAGAGTTTGACCCTCTTGATAAAGTGTTGTACCGATATTTCCTTTACCATTATTATTACCAACTAAATCTAATACAGATTGTGTAACAAATCTTGTTTCTTGTAATGCATCTTTGATAGCACCTGGCGTACCAAGTGTACTAATATCTTGTTTTGCACCTAATAAAATTTCACCTACGTCTTTTTTAATACTTTGAAGTGCGTATATATCTTGTGCACCTGCTTGTATTTTTTGTGGTGATAAAACATTGTCATCTAATGCTTTTGAATTATCTCCTACATTTTGTGTACCCACATTAACAACACTTAACTGTCCATCAGCATCTGCGGGAACAGGAACATCAAATACTTGTATTGGACCTTGTTCTGTTTCTACAACCCTTCCCATCATGATCTGTGGTCCAAACTCTGTTAGTATTGTTCTTGCCATAATTGGCTCTGAATAAGTACCATCAGGTTTTTTGTATTTAATATTCATTGGCTTATCAGGGTTTTTAAGCATATCTAAACTGTTTTTAATTTTATCTTTTTCAATATCAATATTCATACCCATAATCTTTTGTAAGATGTCATTACTGTAACCTAGATATTGTTTTGCTGTGTCATTGTCATAACCCATTTTCTTTAAATAAAAGTCTGCCTCAACACCTTTGATATTTTCATTAGCATCCATTGCTTGTTTTGCAGCTAACTCACCTATCATTAATCTTCTCTCTAGTTTCGCAGCTTTTTGAATATCATCTCTTTCAAACTTTTTACCTAAAGCTTGTAGATATACATCTAAAGCTCCAGCGGCACCTTTATAAGGAGTTCTTGCATTAAATGAATCAACTAAAAATCTTGTAAACTTTTGACCAGCAGTTGTGTCTTGAATAGGACCTACACTTTCCTCTATCATAGCTTTGAAATCTTCAGGAGTATATCGAGTGCCAATACCTAATTGTAAAGCATAATTTTCCATTGCAGCTTCTTGTGCTGCCTTAACAGGAAGAAATTGACCAGCGTACATGTTTGCATAATAATTAAACATGTTTGTGTTCTTCACATCTTGTGCTGCTATTTCATCCGTAATTTGATTTTTTTGAGCTTGTTGATTTATGTCAATGACATTATTTTGTTGCTCTGCAGTTGGGCTGTATGGTGCGTAAGTAATTGTTCCGCCACCTGCTGGTGCGAATTTATTAAGTACGTCAAATCCTGATTCGCTCATCACGTACTCCTATCAAAATAAACTCTGTATACCTGTTAATAAAGGATTGTAGGATTGTTGTGCTGCTGTTGCGGCCGTTGGAAATCCTGCAATCATACCAGATTGAAAGTCCATTGCCTGAAAAGGTTGCATATAAGAACGTAAAAGATTTTGATAATCTGCAGTTCTACCAGCTTGACCGATACCTCTTTCAGTAGCACCAATTCTTGCTAAGGTTGATACATCTCTTTCGGTAACACCTGATGAAACAGGAGCAAACTGACCATACATTTGACCAATACCAGTTTCTAGTCTACCGACATTTGCTAAATTTTGTGAAGCTAATTGTGTTCGTCTTTGTTGATTCTCGAAAGCTTGTTGTGCTTGCTGCTGTGCCTGTTGATAGCCACTTGATAATAAACCAGCTACACCCTGACCTAATTGTCTTTGAAAACCAGCCATTGATTCTGCTTCAACAACACCTTCTCTTTCACCGCCGAAAGCTCCAGCACTTTGTGCTTGTGCTGCTCTACTTTGTCTTGAAATATCAAACTGTCTTTGCATTTCCTTAGTGTATTGATCAATGACATCTTTTTGATAAGGGTCCATAAATTGTTGATAGGACTGTGGATCGTAGTCCCCGGCTCCTGCTAAAGCGGCAGTCTGAGCTAATTGTCCTGTCTGTTGAGCTTGACCTAAGGCACCAACACCTTGTGATAAATAATCAGGTCTTTGTGAAATTGATTGTCTTGCAAGATCTAAAGCTTGTTGCTCTGCACCAGAAATACCTTGAACAGTTTCTTTAGGAAGCTGGGGTAAATTAGAAACAAGGTTTTGCCCTGACTTCAATAGGTCAGCATAATACTGTTGTCTTAGTTCATCCATTGTTGCCATTATGCCATACCTACTCTTTCTCTATATTCCATTGGTCTTTCTGAATCTGGATCTACTGAATTCATCATATCATATAAATTATCAACACCTATTTTTTTCGTAGCTTCAGCAGTCATAACAAACTCACCAGGACTTAACATAACGTCAATCTTATCTTCTTTTGGACCACCAGGTCCTGTAAATAAACCATTTGGCTCACCCATTGTTGAACCATAAGAAACTTCTTTCATACCATTTGTAGGATTAGCTCCACCTTTTGCAAAACCTGTAATACCACCAGTTGCTTGTTGATAAGGACTATCCTTCAATTGTTGTTTATATATTTCAAAATTTAAATTTTCTATTTGTTGAGGATTTAATTGTATCTGATCTTTTTTTTCTTGTGCAGCAGCAAGAAAAGGAACACTTAACGTAGCAGCATTAATTAAAAATTCAGGAGAAGTTACGGAATCACTAAGCTTACTTAAAAATGTATTAGGGTCACCTTTAGCATATTGTTTTGCTGAGTCTGCTACATTACCTCCAAAGTCTGATGTCTCACCCAAGTAATCACTACCACTTGTTCCTGATTGAATTCTAGCCACATCAGGTCTTGCAGAAGTAAACGTGCTTTTTGCACCTTCAACAAATCCTGGGCCTTCTTTACCCATGGCTCCTATACCACCAAGTAATGCTTGTAATCCTATATTACGTGCAACATTTTCTGGTTTATCACCAGCAAGTAAACCTATACCACCTTGTAGTAAAGCAGGGTTTGTCAAAACACTTCTCATTAATCCCGGAGCCATACCGGCAGCCATACCAGGAACTAAAGCACCAATACCTAATTGAACGATAGGATTTTTAAGAGCTTGTTTTGCAGATTTAAATAAATTTTTAAGCATTATCTATTCTTTCTTATTTGATGCGCCCAAACTTGCAAGTCGTGGTGCAAAGATTGTAACATCTCTCTTAATATCAGCATCGGTAGTATCGGTATCAGGATTATTAATGTCAGCAGAACAATCATCCTCTGACTCATAAGTTGCATTTGTTCGTGTATTCGTAATGACAGTTTCTGTCTTACAGCTATAGATAGGAACTTGTGCACCATTGATCTCCTTATGTCCTAAAAGTTTTGGTTCTTCTACTATTTTATGCATCTCTAACCTTTATTTGTACTATTGTTGGTCCTTCATTTCAAGCACAGAAACCTTAATAACAAGGTCATTTGCAGCACTTGATGTTACTTTCAAACTATCACCACCTTCAAAAACAAAGGTGCCATTGATAATTTTAGTTGCTTGATGAGCTACGGAAACATTATTTATTTCAAAATCAGTGCTACCATTATTATATGTAAGCACAGCATTAAGTGTTCCAGATCCTGAATCATTATGTAAAACAATGGTTTTTACCATAAAGGTGGTTACGGGAACTGGTGGTGTTGCTGCCACATCAGCGACAGGTACTGTAAAAAGTGTATTTGCTCCTGTATTTGCAGGACTGAGAGCAAAGGTTCTAAAACGATCAGGCATCGGTTGTACCTCCTGTAGCAAAGAATGTAGTTCTTCTGTTCACTTCGTTTTTGTTATCTTGTTGATAGGATGAGTTAAGTTGTAAAACAATTTGTTCTAGCTGTCGTACTAACTCAGCAAAAGCTCTTGGATTGTATTCTTCTGGTGGATCAGGAAATCTAGTTTGAGGTATCTTAGCCATTACCTTTGCCCATCTGGAAATACATCCATTGTAAATGTTCCCATTTTAAAGTTACCTGCTTCTGTATTACTTTCAATTTTAAAATTAGCTTGTCTTCCTCTGCCACGTATATCTTTTTTTGTATCTGTAGGTGTAACAGTAGAAGCTGTTTGACTAATAACATTACCATAAGGATAGTTTTTAAAACTCCAAGTCACTGTTAAATTACCTGATTGATCTCTAAAGTCAGGAATAAATCTTGCAATACGCATTAATTGTTCTCCTCCTTCATCAATATTAAAATCACCAGATTGAATAAAAGACGGCATAGCAACACCATCTGCGTCTGTTCCAAATTCTTGTTGATAATAATTAGAAGCACCATTAGATAAACCTATAACAGTAGGTGTTGTATTAGCGGCAGTATTTGTTAAATACTCTGTTGCTAAAGGAAACTGAAACACACCACGATCAACCCACGATGTTCTATTAAGTGTACCTACGGACCAAGACTGTTCTAAATAATTATAAACCACACAACGATTAACTTGTGGTTGTGCAACATTATCAGGGTTGGTTACATAAAACCAAATAATTTCTGCAAACTCTGTGTTGACACCAGCAAAGATTTGATCAGATTGTGTTAAATCAATATTTTCAAAAAC